ATACGATCTAGCAGCCGGAAAGGCACCATCCAGTCATACACATCCCTGGAATCAGATCACTGGTGTGCCAACAGCTTCATTGACAGCGAAAGGCATCACTCAGCTCAGTAGTGCCACTAACAGCACGTCTGAAGTGCTGGCTGCCACACCGAAAGCTGTCAAGGCTGCATATGACCTGGCTAATGGAAAGCAAGCGGCAGACGCTACGCTCACTGCTCTAGCGGCACTAGCTACCGCAGCAGATAAACTCCCTTATTTCACAGGGGTTGATCGTGCCGCGTTAACTGCACTGACAAGTGTTGGACGTGCAATTCTTAGTAAGCCCAGTATTCAGAGCGTTCTTAATTACCTTGGCTTGGGAGAAGCGGCGAAAAGGGATGTGGGCACAGGAGATAATCAGATACCGGATATGGGAGCATTCGCTTCTGGTTCGGGATGGTTCAGGCTACCAGGTGGATATATTGTTCAGTTTGGCACTTTTTCAGGAAACACGACCCGCTTTATCAGTGGACACTTCCCTATACCATTCCCTAATCAGCCGATGGTTTCAGTCAGTGTTATGTCTGATGCCGTTCAGTCAGCCCCGTCGAATCCTGCCTCGCAGGTTTTGTCTGTAAATTTTGAACATATCAGTAATTCAGCGTGGCGTGTGGCAACCAGTGATATCTCACAGCAATACAGATTCAGTTATATTTCGATAGGACGGTAGAAATGCAGAAATATATTTTCAGTGCCGATAAAAATGCGTTTTTCCCTGTGGAGCTTAAAATCGCTTATCAGGAATCCGGCGAATGGCCCGATGATGGAATCGAAATTGACGACACTGTTGCCGCCGAATTTATGAAGGAAGCACCAGAAGGAAAATACAGAGGTGTCATCGACGGAATGCCAGCATGGATTGATATTCCACCACCAACACATGAAGAACAGATTGCAGCAGCTGAATTGCAAAAGCAGCAATTGATTAATAAGGCCAACGCATACATAAACAGTAAGCAATGGCCTGGTAAAGCAGCTATTGGTCGTCTGAAAGGTGAGGAACTGGCGCAATATAATTTGTGGCTGGATTATCTGGACGCACTGGAACTGGTCGATACTTCCGGTGCTCCAGATATTGAATGGCCTACGCCTCCGGCAGTTCAGGCCAGATGACATCCGGCGCGGTGCTGGTATCTGTTGCCGTCACCGCGTCAATGTAATCCAGCACAGCGTTAAGTCTAGTTGTTTCTGCCTGCGTCAGTTTACGTCCGGACTGCAATTTCAGTTGAATCAGACTGATGGAAGCCATTGCAGTATCAATCAGCGACTGGCGCTGTGCTTCTGCCGCTTCTACTGCGGCACTGTGTTGTGCCTCAGTATCTGTCACCCATTTCTCACCATCCCATTTATCATATGGCGTTAACGGGGCGATATTGGTTGTATTATCAGGGTAATCACCCGGAGAGGTGATTTCTTTTGATTCACCTGTTTCGGTGCTAAAGACGATTTCACCGCGATGGTCTGGCACATATTCCCATGAGTTAAAATCTGCAGATCGGCAGATTGCATAACCAGCTTTGTATGCGCCTGGAGCATCTAAACAGGAACATGCCGGAATGCCGACACCAACGGCAAGATATTCATTTGAAGTGGAAATATATTCCCGTGTTTCACCATCATAGTTATAAACGGTAACATCCCCTTCCTTTGTTGCAATGAGCTTACTATTTAATATTGCTTTATGCATCAGGCTGCCCTCACGATATAGTTAAATGCAATATTCCGTGGACGGGTTTCATTTATCCCATATGCTGTTGTTCTCTGATTCCCGACAAAATATCCATTTGGAATAAGAGCTACAGGATAATCATCAAAATCAAGTGGGCTATTAGCACCCGGCGTCAGGCTTGCAAGATAGTTTCTTCCCATAACTTCTGATGCTGGTATTTCATTTGTACGATAATCACTAACTCTGAAGAGCTGCCCTTGGTGGGTGTGTGATTCCACTCCTCCATTCTGAAGACTTAGCAAGGCACGTCCAGGATCAATGCCACGCCCATCATCCCAGCCACGAATAAACTCACCACGTAAATCTGGCAATTTATTGTTCGGGTAAGCCTTTGCCAGTTCCGGATACTCTTCGGCAGAAAAAGCCGCACCGTTGCATTTCAGCCAGCCTGTTGGCGGAGTGGCTGAAGGCCACGGAACAGGCACACCAACGGGTAACGCTGAGCCTTCTCCCAAACCAACGTTTAAGAAAATGCAGCGATTACGACTAACTGGCATCATCCCCGATTTTTATTCAAGGAGATGATCATGCTTATTGGCTATGTACGCGTGTCAACAAATGACCAGAACACCGATTTGCAACGTAGTGCGCTGAACTGCGCGGGATGTGAGCGGATTTTTGAGGATAAAATCAGCGGCACTAAGTCCGACAGACCGGGGCTGAAAAAACTGCTCAGGACACTATCGGCAGGAGACACGCTGGTTGTCTGGAAGCTGGACAGGTTGGGGCGCAGTATGCGGCATCTTGTTACGCTGATAGAAGAGTTACGCCAGCGTGGTGTGAATTTCAGAAGCCTGACAGACAGTATTGACACATCAACACCCATGGGGCGTTTCTTTTTTCACGTCATGGGGGCTTTAGCAGAAATGGAACGTGAATTAATTGTTGAGAGAACACTGGCCGGACTGGCAGCTGCACGCGAACAGGGACGCATTGGCGGACGTCGCCCGAAGTTGACAAAAGAACAACATGAGCAAATAGCGAGGTTGATCGAAAATGGCTACAGCAGGAAACAGTTGGCAATTATTTACGATATCGGTGTATCGACGATTTATCGTTATCATCCTGTAGAGAAGCGCCAAACTCAATCTGAGCTGTAATTCTAATGCCGCGTCGGTGTAATTTATCTTGATAGAATAGGTACATTTATCGCGCGGCACATCAATTCGATGTATCTAGCGCCTGCTGACCGCTAATGAAAACTGTCCTCGAAATGTTGTCCCTAGCCCGAGACTAGGGTATCACCTCTGGAAAGCATACGCAGAACCTTTTTTAACCCAGGGTGCCCAGCCTTTTTGCTGCTCGCCTTATTCGCAAAAATTAGCTCACATCCTGCGCTTTCAAGTGCTTTTCACTGCATAGCTGTGTTTTGTTCATTTGTCTATATGCGTACATAGCCTATTAGCATATTTTCTGCCCACTATCGTTATTTATTGCAAGCTACAGGTTTTAATTAACAAAACCAGTGTGTGTGGAAATCACAAAGTGCATACCGTTCTCAGATGTTGTTCAACTTACTGTTGTATAGGTAAAAAATGACATTTTATGTACATATCGTGATGTTATCCCTTCTTGGTGGGGTGTATTCGTATTTGAGTGGGCTATGTGAAAACCGTTACGAGTCTTCATGCAAGAAATTGCTGGCCGAATGTATTTCCGCCGTACTTGCTGGCTTTATTGGCATGTATCTCGCGGAATATAAGGATATGAATGAAAGCCTTCAGAGCTGCATGGTTCTTATTTTCAGCGCCAATAGCAGGCTTATTATTGAAGGTTCCAAAAGTCGGTTGAATAGGTAAGTCTCTTATGCAACATAACCGGTTGAGAAGTTACTTTGCATACCATTACCTCCTGACAACGTAGGAGGGAACTTGTGCTTGACACACAGGAATTAGCTCCAGTTGCTATTGCGCTCCTGCTTTCAGTAATTGGTGGGATAGGCACGTTCCTGATGGATGTCCGAGACGGTCGCCAGTCTGGCAATTTGTTGGGATTGGTTACGGAGATCTTTGTTGCAGTGACAGCTGGCGCGGTGGCGTACCTATTGGGGCAACACGAGGGCTGGGAGTTATCCATTACGTACTTAATGGTAACGATAGCCAGCAATAACGGTCATGAGGTGATTTCAGGGATGAAACGAGTGAATATCGATAGCATTCTGAATGTTCTTACAAGTTTGGTGAAAAAGGGAGGCGGGAAATGATTGGCTGGGGTGTATGCGTTCTTGCGTTAGCCTTAGCCGATCGCTATTTGCTAAAACGCAAGGACATCACGCATTTAGAACTTGGTGATGTGGAAATTAAACCGGGTTTCATCCGGGTGCCGTTCAAATACCGGTCTAAATTCCCGTTTTTGCGCGGCGCAACGGTCAGATATTGGATCCGCGATGTTCAGAAGCCGACGACAGTGATTGAAGGCGAACAACGTTGTTTGACGTCGGCTGAACAGGGCGAAAACAGTGAATGGTTGTACATACCCACTGAATATATGGGTAAAGGAGAGCGACTGTGGCATTTCAGCGTCATGGTTACGCATGGCGACTCGTTCATTAACCCGTTGTATCGGATTTTCCCTGTTACTCAGCAAATCCGCAGAAGTTACGTAATAAATCTCGCACAGGATGTGTCAGATGACGAAAAATAAGTATGCAACGGTCGATTTTGACCAGGTTAATGAAAAGGGGCTGAAATCCCTTATCGCGGCGATCAATAAAACCGGTGTTACGGTAATTGAGGTTGACTCCAGCAACCGCGCAACAACGAAAGATGGCGTTAAAGTTAAAACCGCAAAGCTGGTTCTTAACGACGGACAAATTCTTGCCATACAGGTAAACGATACTGGCGATATATCGTCTGTGAGGCTGAATGGAAAAGCTATTCCTAACGCTCAGTCGCCGGATATCAAGACGCTTGGTACCGTCATGGGGCAAGCGGCCCGCAAAAACTCCGCAAAATTCCAGAAATCACTGATCGCCAAAGCGAAACGTGTTGCCAATCCGGTAGACAAGAAACCGGCAGTAAAATCCAACTTTCAGCGCCTGCAAGAGGCAAAACAGCGGAATGCTCAGGTGGTTGCCGCTTATAAATCAGCGCAGAACTCGGTGTCTTTCAATCAACAGCAGATCACTGATTTGCGGGCGAAGCTGGATAAGGAGACAGGCCGACTCAATAACGAAAAGGCCCGAAATGGCGAACTCAAACGCCGTCTTAAGCAACTGAAAGCAGGAAATTAACATGGAACAGTTCAATATCAATAAAGGGGTGACGATCAAGCCTGGGCTTGACGTGCTTCCCCCGCCAGTGACTGATGATGAATATCGCGCATTAATGGCCGGTGAGGACCGCTATCTGATGACGGAATCCAACACCCTGGAAGAAATCGAGGCTACGTTCTTCTATGCCACGCCGATCCACTGGTGTGCTACGGATTTACTGGAGGCGATTAGTTCTACTCGTTTGCAGCTACACCGGACCATGCAGGCATTTGTCCGGGCATTGAACCAGAAGCTGAATGGTACCGGAATCTCTGCGGGGAGTGATAAAACGGGGGATGTGGCCCAGAACGGTGCACGCGCGATCGGCGGGGCTGAAATTGGCCGGGCACGTAACGTTAACGGGCTGCCGGTTCTGCCAGCCATTATTCCGCTCAGTGATGGTCAGACTATCAGCATTCTGTTTCATAGCCCGACAGCGGAAAACCGGATCACCAATAGCGATACGCTGATTGCTTTCCAGTTCTTACTGAATAAAAAAGACGTTACTCATACCGTTGCTCCGATGAGTGGACGTGATATGACGCTGGCGCAGGTCACCATGAAACTTGCCAACCTTGCAGAGAAAAACTCGGCAAAATTCCAGCGTGCGCAGAAGAAGAAAAAAGCCCTGGTTGATGAAATAACCCAACTACAGGCTGACAGTGACCAGAAAGAGGATGCCATGAGCGACCTCGCGGATCAGGTGGCAGCGGTAGAAGGGCAGAAGGTAGATCTGGAGCAGAAAATTAACGCTGTTGCATCGGAAGCGGATTCTCTTTATGAAGAGAATGAGCGTTTGCAGACGGAGATTGATCAGCTCAATCGCACAGGTGGGCGCGATACCATTGATCCAGCGGGGATGACTGGTGGGCACTCGCGCGCGCTGACGGATCGCCTTGCCAGTATCAAAAATCGTATGCATATGAACGGGGAAGTGACGCTCAGTAATGGAGCATCAATGAAGCAATTCATTGAGGATGGCGAAGGGTATATCCAGTTAACCGATCCGGATGGCAGCGTATACATGATCAAGGCTAAATCCATACAGGGTGTGGACATGGCAGATGCGATCGGCAAGCTGTTTAAAGCCTATAAAGCGGGTAATGTATCGGAATATCTGGTCCAACCAGAAGAACATAAACCGGAAAACGTCGAACCTGAACCAGCGGAGGATACCGGTAGCTCTTCGCCTGAACCAGAAGTCTCTGTAGGTGCATATCGATATGCCCTGCAAATGCGTCCGGCGGCCCCTGGCGCAATACCTGAAGGTAACAAAGCGATTCTGCCGCGCCCTGATGAAGGTGACTCGTATTATGAATATGCACGCTACGGCATTGCTACTTACGATACCCCGCTTTCTGATCAGCAAATGAGTGAGTACGACCTGAAGTTATTGCCTCGCGAGGATTCTTTCGACTTCCTGGCGAAGACACTTACTAATGGTCCGTTTGGCAAATATGCACAAAAAGCTCTGGAGCTGGCCACCAGCTCACCAGACGAGTTCCGCGTAATGCTGAAAACTCAGTTTCAAAAAACTTTCCCCAATATTGTGTTTCCGGGTGGCGCTGGCACCGAGAAAATGGTGCAGAGCATGATCAATGCATTGCAGACCGAAGTTGGTGAGATTACTCAGCCAGAACCGGCCCCGGCACAGCCTGATGAAACGGTTAGCGAAGCAGATGCAGAGGCTAATAAAGCCATTGAATATCTCAATAACATGATGGATATGCAAAGCACTGACATGGCGGAGATCCGTAACGCCCGGGGCAATGTCCGGGAAGCGATTGCAGCCCTTCAGGCTGCCGGACGTTTTGAGGAAAACGAAGAGCTGGTTAACGGCGCAGCTCGCCACCTGGCTGATCTGTTGGTAGCAATCCAGAAAGCGGGGGTAGCGGCATGACACTATCAGCTATTGAGTTAATGGATCTCAGCGATAAGTTGGATGCTCTGATGTCCAAAGCGGCTACCGCGAGTGGCATGGAGTTGCTGGATATCAGCGATGAAATTGACCAGATCATGCAACAGATGGGGTACGGTGTGTCCGGCGGCAGTAGTGGCGAGGAAAAACAACCTTCGGTACATGATGGTGTGCCAAAACTGGTTGCTGATTTCCTGGCTGATAAATTCGTCGATCAGAGCACCGATGCATTTATCGGTACGTTGCAGGACTTGAGTCAATATGTTGGCACATACATCGATCTGGACCAGGTTAAACAGCACACGGCGGCATGGATAGCCGCCAACTTTAAAGAGGCAGAGTAAGGCGTAACAGGGATGAGCTTAAGCGATCAGGTGGTAATGGCCACCAGCATAGAAACGCTGATCGAGCTGCTAAAAAACCTGCCCAATTACGGGCGGGTTTCGTATGTGGTGACAGCGAAGGGAGACGAGGTAAAAACAGCGTTTGATATCGTCGATGCCTCAGCTCTTTTGGTATCCAATACTCTGGACGGGAAAATTAACCCTGACTATCCCCAGGAACTTCAGCCGCGCGACCGGACCCGCGCATCCAGTCTTCTTCAGGTCAACCAGATATCCAAGGATTTGCGTCCTGCCCAGCTTACCGATTCCGGTTTATCCAGCCATGGCGCGCCGATAATTGGTGAGGACAATGCCGTTGAGTCAGGTAATGGACGGACCATGGGGATCATCAAAGCCTATCAGGACGGCAATGCGGATCGGTATCGTGAGTACCTGATTGATCATGCGACCGAATTCGGCATACGACCTGAAAAGGTTGAATCAATGGCGGCTCCGGTACTGGTGCGCCGCCGGTTAACTAAGGTTGACCGCGTTCAGTTTGCCAAGGACTCAAATATTTCTGATCTTCAGGAAATGGCAGCCAGTGAAAAGGCTTTTGTTGATGCCGACAGCATAACACTGGCGATGATGGCGCTGTTTAATCCGTCAGAAAGCGGAGATCTGCTTAGCCGCAGTAATGACGCGTTTATTCGCGGATTTATGACGCAAGTTGGTGCCACACAGGCTGCTGGCCTTGTAACGGAAGATGGGCGACCAACACGGCAACTTGTAGACCGTATACAAAACGCGATCTTTGCCAAGGCATATAAGGATGCGCGCCTGGTAAGGATGGTTGCAGAAGAACCTGATCCGGATATGCGTAATGTTCTGACGGCGCTTAATGCGGCAGCCAATGATTTTGTCCAGATGCAGGCTTTGTCAGGAGAAGCGCATAAGCAGGCTGTGACAACTATTGTTGATGGCATTGAGACAGCGGATAGCCTCGATAAAAAGGCGCTGGCGGCATTGAAAGATGCGGTAGACCTGGTAAGGCAATCGAAGGAGTCAGGCCAGCATATTACCGATGTTATTGCTCAGGGGGATATGTTCAGCGAAACGGCCCCGGAAGTGAAAGCACTCGCGTTGTTCATCGTCGCGAATAACCGTAGCGCGAAGCGTATGGCCACCGCCTTTAAGTTGATGGCTCAACGTATCAATGATGAGTTACAGCACCAGGGCCAGGCGCTGGGGGATATGTTTGGCGGCGGCGATGTGTCGTTACAGGATATCCTTCGCCAGGTGTCTCAGGAACTGGAAAACGAAGGCATGCAAGGGATATCCGGCGGTCTTTTCGAGTCCGTTTCCGGCGGTAGTTACAACGGTGTTGCTCCGTATACCAGTTTGCTATTACATCGGGCATCCGGCATCAAAGACATTATTCATCTGATCAGGCTGCTTTCCCGCACAGATCCCCAGGATGAACAGCTTGTACAAGTGCTTGCGTATTTTGTTCGAATGCCTGTTGCCGACGTGAAAAAATGGTGCCGATTATTCGGTATCAGCAATTCGTTACTTCGCGGCTTGTTAAATCACGCATCCTCCCTTGGGCGCGATGGCTTTGACGAGATAGCGCAGGCGATAAAAAACGGAGATATGCCACCAGCTATTGACTGGTTTTCCATTCGCCCAACCAGGGTGAAAGCATTCCTTAGCGCGGCGCATTCGGCATCACCATTGGCAGAAATGGTTCAGAGGTTGTCGCTCATATTCACAGACCATACCGCGTTGGGTGATCTGACTCTGGACGAGATGAAAGAAGCCTCCATTCAGTGGGCCGATCAACAAAATGAGGTTAACTCAGACTTCTTGCCAGCATTCAGGAAGGCCGTTAGTAAAGCGGATGATGCCCGTGGAATTCTGAAGGCATTTAAGGCATTGCAAAGTCGTGTTAATAAACATGTCGGTGATATCGATGGGGTAACGGCGGAAGGCCGGGATATCCTTAAAGAGCACGGCATAACGCCAGAGTTTATTGATGAGATCAGGACTGATATGCAGCGTGAGGTCGTATCGTCCCTGCAAATCGTAGCCAGAGCGTTGGCAGATGCTAATCCGAAGAGTGCGGCCATTGTTAACCGGGTTATTGGTGATATTGAAGCATCGGAGGGCATGGGGGCGCTGAAACTCTTCCTTTCGCGAGCGTTTAATCCTAACGGCAATATTCTCCCTGGCATTATTGGTGAGGCTAAAAAGTATGTCAGTGAAGAAGAACTTGAGCAGCTTGACCAACTACTTAAGCGATTCTCATATAACCCGCAGATACGCTGGCAAATGAATCAGCGAAGTATGGGTTCGGTCCACGAGAAAGTGTTATCTGCCATGAACAGTGCGATCGCAAACTCATCCGTATCTGAAGAAAAAGCTCTTGAGTGGGCCGACTCTTTTATCACAGAAGAAGTGGAAGAAGCCCGCGCTGGACAGAATGGTGGGATAGACCTGCGCAAGGAACTTGCTGATATTTATCGCCTGACTGGCGGGAAAATATCGACCTTATCAAAGGTAGTTCACCACCAGGGAAGGGCATATGCAAATCTAAATGGTGTTGTTGCTGTCAATTTGAACGATGAAAATGCAAGTGCACTGTGGCACGAGCTGGGTCATCATCTTGAGTACAGTAACCCTGGTTTGTTAGAGAAAGCCCGGTCATTCCTGAAGGCCAATGTTGAAGGGGATAAGCCATCTTTCGTCAATATCGGTGGGCGTGGCAAGCCTGAATGGTGCTTCAGATCTCGATTGAGTAATATTTATATGGCGAAGGTATACCCGCCAGCCTCAGTAAGTAACACCGGGAAAATTCGGCAGAAATCACCGACTATTTCCAAAACGTCAGCAACGGAAGTATTCTCTATGGCTCTTCAGTTGTATCATGACAAAGAGGCCGCTGCCGCATCACTGATGAATGGTGACGGATTGCTGGAACTGTTATTAGGTGTGGCAAAGGAGCTAAATAATGCAGATTAAAATCGCAGCGCCATTAGGTGGAGATGCCATTATCGAATTTGATGATAATGAAGAAGTTTCCGGGCGTTTAAGCATTATCTCCGGTGACATTACCGAGGACATGATCGCTGAAGCCATAGCTGGGGCAAATCCCAATAGCTATATGGGATTCGTTAACACCCTTGATGCTCCCGCAAGTGATGTTCTCCGAACGCTGCATCTTTACGCTGGCTGGTTTGTTGATTGGCCAGCAGTAGATGGTGGCGATGAGGACGACGACGACGATGATTTTGGTGATCATGTAGACCAGATCGTATATTGAAGAAATCCCGCCAGTCGGCGGGATTTGTTGTTTATGCCAGGCGGGCTATGCGTATCTTACAATCATCTAGGTGGATGCGTAGCGCTTCTAAACATGGAGTAAAGTTAGCTGAGAATTTGTCGGACTCACAGGCCAATGCATAAAATTTTTCAGCCAATTCAAGAGATTCATCCCATATTTTTCGACTTACAAAGTCTGGTAGTGCTGTTTTTCTAAGCTCATTAGATATTGCTCCCCCAGAGCGTGGAGCAAAACCCATAGGTAACATGTCATAGGCTGGAGCAATATGATATGGGCGTCCGTGGCTACTAATAAACGATAGGTTACCATTATGCATATCGGTATTGCCTATTAGCAAACCAAAAGACCATAGCCTTGTTGCTATAATAATCGCATCAGGATGGACGCACTTATTTTTTACCAACTCTTTAACCAGCAAGGGCCATGTTGCTCTTGCATTCCCAACAAATTCTGCATCAAGTGCACGAAGTGAGAATACACCTACCCGACCTAGTTGACCAACACGATCAAATCGGGGAATTTCCAAGAATCTCTGACCGTTATAATCAAAAACTTCTGTTTCTACCCCCAGAACTTTTAATGCGAGATGTTCAGCAAACAAGAGATCTCTCCAACGCTCACTTATAGGGGTGTCGTTAGGCGCAGAGAATTTCACTAATACATGTCCACGCTCTGTGAAAGTACAAAATTTGGGTTGTTCACCTCCAGCAGATGAACCGGGCACATCACCTTCACCAGCAGCTAAAGCTAATACAGGATATTCACTTTCACGATTAACAGGAACAGGAGGCTGCATCTCTAAAAAATGCGTGCGTGCTTGCTCTCCAATTAACAAATTACCAACAACATCATGCCCATGCTTAAGTAAGGCTTTGATCACGTCAGTATCTGACCATTGCTCTGGATTTGAGGGAAGGTTAAGTTCAAGAGCATATGCTGATGCATATGCTCTTCCAAGGAAGCCTTGTGGACGCATATCAAATAACCACCAAGGTAACCCATCGCTATGCCTGTTATTTTTCCCTTCCTCAACCATAACATAGCCTTCTGGCCTCACCGGAATGAGAGTACCAAGAACGCAAATACACCCCTCTTCAGTTATACGATAAATGGGGACTGATTCGAATCCTCTAAAAGAGTCTCGTAAAGCATATTGAATAGATCTTCCATTTCCGATCCTAACGATTTCATCACCAAGATCTCTTAATGCTCTAGATATCGTTGGTTGGCTAACACCTAGTCTTTCAACCAATTGTCTTGGTGTCATAGGACCTTGATTGAGCAAATTACGGATTGTTGTTGCATGTATAGCCATAGTTTTAATTACTATTGTGAATAGATTAATGAATAGATTCATGAATGCGTACAATAGCAAGCAAAACGGGAGGTGTCACTAATTTAGGTAAGTTAAAAAGACTTCTTTAAAAGATGATGACTAGGCGCTTTAACTGCTAGCTGACATAACAATTGGCCATTTGACGTGGAGTTCCCCGCCAACTGACGGGGTTTTTATTAGTCACTTTCTGTTTCTTCTGGAATGTTTTCTTGCGGTTCTGTTAATGCAGCACGACACAGGTTCCGGGCATTGGCTATAGCCACACTTTTGACTTCATCCGTCATCGTGCAGGTAATGTACTGATCGAGTTCTTCAGCACGGATGATGCTTTTGCCAATCAGAAACTGTATTTGCCAGAGCAGATCAGCATCCATAATCAGAATTTCTGCCGGGCCTTCAGGACCAGCCGGGAAGGAAACATAAGACTGTTTGCCCAGGCCGATAACTCGACAACTTGCTTCAAGAATTGCGCGATTGAGGTCTGACTTTATAACGGAAACAGGTTGATTTTCACCTGCGATTACGCCGTTGACATGGATGTGGAATGGCATGTAGCTTGAAATTCGCTCTACTTTCCATACGCCAGCAAGCGATCCTTCATGCAGCACAATGGGGGTAACCGCGAGTTTCATCTCACCATATAACTGCTGGCAGATAGCTGGATTGCTGAATACATCCAAAGGTTCACACTCAAACAGCGGCGCAATCTGTATGAGGTCCATCATGGTCATACCAGGGGTACGAGCAGTAATGAATCTGCGCATGCCAGTATCCATTGTGCGCCAGATAGCTACACCATGCTTTTTGCTCACTTCTTCAGTAAAGCCAAGGTGGCACATGATGGTTTTTTCGATAGCCAGATCAGAGATCGAAACCTTTTCGCCAGGTACACCATCATTATTGATGGTCACTTCTACACTCTGGCCATTACGCAGGCGGTATTGAATGGTTTTAGTATTTTGTGCTGTCATAGTCTTTTCTCTGCTTAAAAACTGATGTATTGCGCCTTCAGGTTGGTTAGGAATGTTTTCCCACCAGCGAAAGCAATATCTCGGGGTGTTCTATTCGTTAAAAGCGCGTGCCATTGCCAACTTTGGCGTTTGTTTGCGAGTTCGTGCTTTTGTCGGCGTCTTGACCACCGCTTTTCTTTCAGTCGTTTTTTACTCATAAACTCTAAAACGGAATATCGTCGTCAAAGTCCATTGGAGGTTCGTTATTGGCGTTGCTCTGAGGTTTACCGCCACCACTGTATTGCTGGTGGTTTTGAGGTTGGTTCGATTGCCCCCAGCCATTTGAGGACTGTGAATCGTCACGGCGAGCGCCGATCATTTGCATGGTGCCGCCCTGGTTGACGATAATTTCCGTCGTGTAACGTTCTACACCGGCGTCATCTGTCCACTTACGGGTTTTAAGTTTCCCTTCGATGTAGACCTGAGAACCTTTTCGTAAATACTCACTCGCAATTTCAGCAAGTTTCCCGAACAAAACGACTCTATGCCATTCTGTTTGCTCTTTCTGTTGGCCCGTTTGCTTGTCGCGCCATGATTCATTTGTTGCGATGCTTAGTCTTCCGACCGCTCCGCCATTTGGTATATACCTGATCTCCGGGTCTTGCCCCAGGGTACCAATCAGGATGACTTTGTTTACACCGCGTTGTGCCACTTATCTTACCTAATAAAATAAAATGATTAGAGCAATAATGTATATCTTTGAAACGTAGCTAACAAGTGATTTGCATTATCCTGTGCCTTCTAAAGGGATCGAGTCAGTCGGTATTGGCTGTGAATGGGTGTTTGTCCTGGAGCGTAAAAATTCGCTTATGAGGTCTTTATGAAGGGAAAAACAGCCGCAGGAGGCGGTGCAATTTGCGCTATCGCGGTGATGATTACCATCGTAATGGGTAATGGCAATGTGCGAACCAACCAGGCGGGGCTTGAGCTGATTGGTAACGCTGAAGGTTGCCGACGTGATCCATACATGTGCCCGGCGGGGGTATGGACTGACGGGATCGGTAATACACACGGGGTAACGCCGGGTGTGCGAAAAACAGACCAGCAAATCGCCGCTGATTGGGAAAAGAATATCCTGATCGCTGAACGCTGTATTAATCAGCACTTCCGGGGCAAAGACATGCCCGATAATGCCTTCAGTGCAATGACAAGCGCGGCATTCAATATGGGATGCAATAGCTTACGGACCTACTACAGCAAAGCGCGAGGCATGCGAGTAGAAACGTCCATCCACAAGTGGGCGCAGAAAGGGGAATGGGTGAATATGTGTAACCATCTCCCTGATTTCGTGAACAGTAACGGCGTGCCCCTGCGAGGTTTAAAGATTCGCCGTGAAAAAGAACGCCAGCTTTGCCTGACGGGACTGGTCAATGAATAAACTCCGGCAGCTCCGCCGACTTTCGACAATGAAGTTATCGCTGGCGGCGATAGTTTTTGACTCGATTTTCATGGCGGTATATGTGCTCAATGAGACGTGGCCACTGGAACCGCTATTGTATGCCGGGCTTCGGCTGTGCCTGACATTTTTGAGCATGGCTGCAAGATTGATGCAGCAGAAAGAAACCGCTTCAGATTGTCCACGCCGCGCGGTGCGCAAATATATGGCACGCAGGCGAAGTCGATAATAGTTAACGAGAACCCCGGCACTCGCCGGGGTTATTTTTGGTGGTTATTTAAACGGATTGATTGAATTATTAAACGAGATGATGCTTGTCTCACGCGGTGCCTGGACGTTAGACGCTTGCGGAACCTCCTTAATTTTCTTGGTGACAGGCAAGTTGCGTGCGCCAACTTTGATCAGAGATTCGAAAAGTGTGGCAACGATTTTTGCATCACCAGGTTCTTTGAGGCGGAATGCGTCTTTTTGGGCGGCGGAGACGAAGATCGGGAGGTTATCCAGTTCGTCTTGCATTGCTGCCAGCACATCGTCGCGGATACCCGCTGTTTCCTCCAGCAAAGCGATTCGCGCTTCAGCATCTGCGATCTTGGCCATTGCTTCGAGGTGGCGGCCCTGGCTTTCGAGTAGTGCGGTTTCCAGTTCTGCCGTACGCTCTGTCGCCTCCACCATCATTTCCAGTTCAGCCATTTTGCCGTAATGGGATATAACGGCCTGCACTGACTCGTCGGAGTACCCATGCGCAGCCAGGGACTCTGCCAGTAAAGATTTAGAATCCGCGCTTTCAAACATTCCGGCGCTGGCAGGATGATCCAGACTGATATAGTTCGGCGTTGTCACATAATCCACACCATGGAAGCTGGTGGTTACAGCGATTTTCCCGGACTCGCGCCCGCCAGTGGCCCAGCTCCAGCCACCAGCTCGGCTTTCGATCATCGCGGCAACAATTTTACCCGGCTCTGTGTTAAGAATTTCCTGTGTATGGGTAACGATGCCGTTGTCGTCAACAGATATAGCCACTGTTCGGCACGCTGGAACATTGTCGATTACGACCGGGCGACCTTCCACCATGATCACGCTGGTTTCTGGTACTTCCAGTTTGCCGGTCAGCTGGCGGCGACCGTGACCGTAATAGCCGAAAAGCTCACCAAGGCGTAAACCTTCCTGAGTTTCCTTGCTTTCAAGCATGGCCTTTACCGCGCTTAATACATACTGTCGCCCGTTCTGGCGACCTTTTCTAGCATTACTATAGAGACAAAAGCGGTCAGTGACCGTTTTCAAAACATCAGTCATTCTCGTTTCCCTCTTTAAAGACCGATTCAAGGATTTGCGCCAGTTCCTGTGGCGGTGTTTTGATGATGGAATCCATCAGGTGATCGTCGTCCTCGCTTTTCGCTTTCAGTTCGTTCACCAGTGCTTCAGAGATTTTTTCGTCAATCTCCAGCACATCGCTGAACAGGTAACGTTTGAATGCATCGGAATTGGCGAGGACGCTGTTATTGCTGACGGCATCGAGGATTTGCGTAACGATGGTGGCGTAGTTCGCCTGCGAGTCGCGGTTATCGTTGTGCTCTTGTTGCAGAGCGGTATTAACGGAGTGGAATTCGATTTTGTACGGGCGATCACCTTCCGGGTATACCTTGCCGTACTTGAAAGCAAGATGAATATCGATAGCCCGCTGAATGAACTCTTCTACGCCCTGCTGGATCCATGAGGCGCGCATGGCGGCCTGAATTGCCGTGCGCAGGAATCCACCTTCGCCAAGCCCGCCGGACATTTGATCTGCCCACCCCAGGAGGGTGTAATCGAGGCCAAGTGCTGCCGCCAGCTGGCGCATATAGGTGAGAATGTCTTCAATGCCGTTGATGTCAGCCTGGATGGTCTGAGTATCAATAGTCATCTGTCCCTTGCCGTCGCCCATAATAGGCAGCAGGGTATTGGTCACCGTAGGCATGTTATTCGCGCCACGTGCGCGTCTTTCCATCAGGTCAGCTGCTCGTTTAAGCGTCTGAGTAATGGTGCGCGAATAATCGGCTGCTTTAACCGGATCCAGACTATTCATCGCCAGGCCGATGATTCGGTCAATTTTCGACGCATTAAAACGCGTTGCTTTCAGCGAGCGGATCGCCGAACGCAGATTCATGTACGGCTCGTAGGCGTATTCGAGCAAGCTGGTCCCGTAATTCTGGGTTTCAATCGGCGTGCGCTCTTCCGGATTATCCAGCAGGCTGAAAGCCTTATGGCCAGTGTGCACAGGCATAAGGTTTGACTTAGGCCGCCAGTAGGGGATTTTCATAGGGATAATGGCCCACGGATCGGCGAAAACCATTTTCCCTGACGCGTCCTTCAGATAATCGCCGCTAAATCCCGCCAGGTTGCCGCTGACCTCGAACTCTTTGATGAAGCTCGGAAGGGTGTAATAGGAGCACTCAAAAGACGTGATCCCTATTCCTTCTTTGGCGTATGGCCTGACATAAGCCACCCCAAATACAGACATGATAAATGCCCACCCTGCGACCTCTTTGTTGATGGTTCGCCCGATGTCGTTCATCAGCTCGTCACACAATGCTTGCGCGGCGTCATAGTCACTATCGTTTCCGTTGTGTACCGGCACGATAGAGAAGGTTTGTCCGGTCTTCTTATCGAAAGAGAGCGCGTGCGTAATATGGATGTTCAGCGCGGTGGCGATCGTGCTGTAAACCGCCATCTCTTCGAGTAGCGGATAGCGTTGCAAGCGATCTTCCGGCAGTTGAACTTCATCAAAGATAAAGCGACTTCCGTCCACCAGCCCATCGCCAGCCATGCCACTATCGCCCGGTTTGCCGCCTAAGAAGCCGGACAGTTGTACCGGTGCCCCTGCGCGAGAAAACAAATACCCACTTCCGCCGTGCACAGCCAGCGCGGACAGGAGGATGTTGTCCCGTTCTCCGTTGTCTTTAAAAACCCCCGCCAGCGCCTTCCTGACCGAGGATAGCGTGATTTTATTGTCTGCCAAGATTGCACCTTAATTAGAATAATTTACATCGTGTTTGAACGGAATTTAACACTAGTCACTTGTTAAGGATTACCAATGATCAAGCTATCTATGGGGGTGTTTCGCTGTTCAAGTGTCAGCGAAATATTGAAATACATTAGTGCAATAACATCTCACCGAGCGCCGATTAGATACGGCGTGGAAAAGGTGGAAGGCAAAAGCTATGACCGACTACGCCGGGAGGCGAATCAGAAGGCGATAGATTTGCTTAATTCGCTGGTGGACGGCGCGACACTGACAGATGAACAGCGCCAGATCCTGGCTGGGTACACCGGTGAAGGCGGCATTGGCGGGTCCGTCTCCGAATATTACACACCAAAGCCGATCGCTGAAGGTGTCTGGGAGATCATGAAGCTCTACGGCGCGGACGTAGGTAACACTCTGGAACCATCGGCGGGAACCGGCGTTTTTAATGAGACAAAACCGGTTGGTACGGTGATGACCGCGACTGAGATCAGCTGTGTTTCCGGTCGTATAAACCAGTTGTTACACCCGGAAGACAGCGTACAGATTTCCCCGTTCGAACAGCTGGCTATAAGCACGCCTAACGATTCATTCGACCATGTTGTGGGTAACGTTCCGTTCGGCGGTCGTGATAACACACGCAACATCGATAAGCCTTACGCAGAAGAAACGGACATGGGTTCTTACTTCATGCTCCGCATGCTGGACAAGATAAAGCCTGGCGGATTCATGTGTGTGATTGTGCCGCCGTCCATTGTTTCAGGTTCAAACATGAAGCGGTTACGCCTGCGCCTATCACGGAAAGCTGAATTTCTTGGCGCTCACCGCTTGCCTACCGGTACTTTTGACGCAAACGGGACCAGTACAGTCGTTGATGTGGTGCTGATGCGCAAACATCCGGCAGAGATGGCTGAGAAAATCCCCCTGGTGGATGAAGGCACTCTTGAATCGGCAAATGTGCTTTGGCCAACGTTTATTTCTGGCAAGTGGTTTGAAAAGGATGGCCGCCGGTTTGTTCATGGCACCCAGGAAAAGGGCTTCCAGGGGCGTATTGAGGTTCGTGCCGACGGTCAGATTGATAACCAGGCTCTTAAAGCGAAGCTGATTCATCGTTTCGAAAGCCGTATCGACTGGTCTTTGCTCGATATGGCTGAACCGTCACCGACCGCAGACGTTGTTGGTGAAGGGGAAATGCGCCTGATTAATGGTGTATGGCAAAAATATGCTGGTGGTCGCTGGATTGAAGCTGATGCCGGGAAGGAACTTAAGATCGATGCTGCCAGTTATGGCGCGGATAGCTGGGAGGCTCTTCAGCGTAACCTGACTACAACAGAAGGCCGTCTCGGCATGACATTTACCCAGATGGCAAATGTCCGCGATAAGTACACCACATCAATCAGCGACGATATGGTGCAGCTGGTGGACTGGATTAACAGCCAGCCTGAAAAATACCGTGAACGCTTGTATCGCGGGGCGATGATTGGCCGGATGTTAATTGAATATCAGGACATGAAGGCCGCCGGGCATAGTGCTGAACAAATCGAACAGCAGCGCCTTTCTCTGGTATCCCGTTTGCAGGCAGAGATTGACCGTTTTGGTAACCCCGGTCGCGGTCCGATAGCGAAATTATCGGGGAGCGGTGCGCGCGCCTGGTTTGCTTTCCGTGGTGCAATTAAGCTGGATGGCACTATTTCTGACGAGCTGACAGGAAAGCTGGTTACGCATGATTCCAGCGCAAGTTATGACTCCACCAGCTATCAGGACACCCTGCGTTATCTCTATAGCGATCTTACCCGCGATCCAATCCAGCTCGATGATTTCCGCCTTGCGTTTACCGGCGAACTGCCAGCCAGTGATGAAGAGTTGCTTAATTTATTGGCCAGCACCCCTGGTATTGCGGTTTCACCGTATGGCGGGATTGTTCCGTTCGCCCGCGCCACCAGCGGCGACATTAACGAGATAGTGGCTCCAAAACAGAAATTCCTTGCCACACTCCCCGACGGTCCAGTAAAGAACAACGTCCTTAATCAGCTGGCAGCGATCGAAGAGAAGCGCATCAAGACGCCAGCAGAGAATATCCGCTTTAAGCTCAATAGCCGTTGGTTCGACCGCTCCGTCATTCTGGAGTTTTTGCAGGAAAACGGCTATCCGGATCTGCGCTATGTGCAGTCAGTGCAGCTGGAAGGCGACGAAATGGTTTCTGACACCTATCACGGTGGTGATGGTCTGTTCGTCGGGCACCGATACGGTGTCGTCCAGCGCAAGGATAAAGAAACAGGCGAGATCCGCTATGAGTGGGACCGTAAATCAGGTGAAAACGCGACCGGGTTCCCGGCACAGCTGGAAAAGTATCTCAATGGTGCGCGTATCGGTGGCAAAGATAGCGCGACGGCGAACGGCTACCGCGAGCAGATGGCACTGCTTGAGGACCAGTTCAATAAGTGGATCAAGACGCACGATCGCTACGATGAGTTGGTTGCCAAATACAACGATGTGTTCAATAGCAATATCCCGTATGAACACTCTGGCGATCCGCTTGGGTTGAAGGGATTAAGCGGTAAGCGCCAGCCATTTGATTACCAGAATAGCGAGGTGCGCCGACTGTCCGAAGATGGGCGCGGCATCCTGGGCTTCGGCACCGGGCTGGGTAAAACCACGACCGCGCTGGCGCTTGAGGCGTTCAACTATGAGAACGGCCGCTCCACCCGTACTGCGTATGTAGTGCCTAAATCAGTGCTGGAAAACTGGTATTACGAAGCAAAAGAATTCCTGAGTGAAGAGGCATTCAGTAACTACCTGTTCGTCGGTCTTGATGTGCTGATGGATGGCGATCAGATTCGCCAGGTGCCGGTGCTCGATGAGAACGGTAAACCTGTTCTTGGTACTGATGGCACTCCAGTTATGCGCGATGCCCTAAAACTGGCAGATGAAGCCACTATCACGGCGCGGATGAACGCGATCCCGCACTCAAATTACCGTGCAGTCGTGTTTACCAAAGAACAATACGCCCGCATTCCGCTACGTGATGACACCGTAGATGAGCATGCACAGGATATGCTTTATGACTTCGTTGCCGCCGGGCGCGTAGCCAGCGCAATGGACTCCGACTCCCACCGCAAAGAGGCCGCGCGTCGCCGGGTATTGTCGGAGTATTCAGATACCGGCACCGAAAAAGCAGAGAAGTATCCGTACTTTGAGGATATGGGCTTCGATAGTGTGATCGCTGACGAAGGCCACAACTACCGCAATAGCTATAAAAATGGTCGCGAAGCGTCACAGCTGGCCTATCTGCCCACCAGCGCGGTAGCGCAATCGGCGCGGGATATGGCAATCAAAAACGCGTACCTGATGAAAAAGAATGGCGGGCGCGGACCGGTTCTCCTGACTGCAACGCCAGTCGTTAACACCCCGATCGATGCATACAACATGCTTTCTCATGTTCTGCCGAAGGAATACTGGCAGAAGATGGGGATCTACGGTCCTGATGACTTCGTTAAATTCTTCGGCAAGACCAGGCTGGAAACGGTACAGAAAATCAGCGGTGAAGTTGAAGAAAAAATGGCGCTGGTGGGCTTTGAAAACCTTGATGCGCTGCGCGGTATATTCCATCGCTGGGTAACGCTTAAAACGGCGGAAGACGTTAAGGATACCGTGGAGATCCCGGAACTGGACGAGCACCAGCAGGATGCACCACTTACGGAAGAACAACTGGCGGCGTATGAAGAATTACGTCAGCAGGCGGAAGCGGCGGCCAAAGCCAACAATGGCGTAACGACCTCGGTCAATGAAGACGGCGTGATTGAGCACGAGAAGGCCCGTCCGATCTTCTCAATAATCAGGGATATGGACCGCGTATGTACTGACATGGACCTGTACTATCGCCGGATCACCTATCGTTTCCTGCCGGAGTACGCCGATGCGGTGCAGCAGCTGGCGGACAGTTTGCCTAAACAAGCCACCAGCGAAGACGACGACAGTGATGATTCAATCACGCAGCAATCGCAATACTCCCTGATAGATAAGGGCGAGTTTATTCAGTTGCAGGTTCCGGAAGCGTTCGAGCAGGAAGTGAATAAGCGCCTGGCCAGGTTTGGCATTGACGAACAGACCGTAACTCACCCCGTTACACCCAAATACGCGAAGCTGATCGCCACGCTGAAGGAGTTTTTCCCGGAAGGTAAGCAAATCATCTTCACGGACGAAAAAACGCAGCACCAGAAGCTCAAGCGCATTATCTGCAATGCTCTTAACCTTGAACCTTCAAAGGTGGGGATCCTGAATGCTCAGACGGTTGCCGAGGCAGGTAAAACCGGTAAGAAACTGAAAGCGGTTAAACCGCCGAAAGAGTTACCGGATGAACCAACAGATGCACAGATAGCGAAATACAACGAGCAAATGGCTCTGTATGACGCCTATATCGCGCAGCAAAATGAAATGTCGTTGGGCGGTCTGGAAAAGATTGCAGCAGACTTCCAGGAGGGCCGGACTCCGATCATCATCTGCAACAAAAAGGCAGAGGTGGGTATCAACCTGCATCGAGGAACGACTGACATCCATCATCTGACGTTGCCATGGACACCAGCCAGTATCGCACAGCGTAACGGTCGCGGTGCCCGAGTTGGCTCCAACCGTGCAAGCGTTCGCGTTCATTACTACTGCGGCAAGGGTTCTTTCGATGAATACCGACTGAAGACGCTGAAGCGTAAAGCAGGCTGGATCTCCGATATCCTCCGTTCAGATAAGTCAGAAATGGAGAACGCCGACGCCAACGATATGATCGAAATGCAGATGTATACCGCTAAGGATGATGGCGAACGTCTGGCAATGATGCAGGTTCAAATGGATAAGGCGAAAGCCGCGCAACGCGCTCGCCAGAAAGAACAGGCTACTATCGACCTTCAGAACTACATCAAGGCGCAGCACGCAGCTGGCGAGGATGTGGAGGTACTTACCGCTGAATTAGAGCGAAACAAAGCGGAACTTGAAAAGACCACCGCCGAGGTAGCTAAATTCAAACAGGCGGTAATGGCCAAAGCAGCTGATAACGCAGACTGGAAAGCCCGCTGGGGTAGCGTCCATCACACAGACCGTACGTTGTTAGCACAGTATCGCGCGTCGTTGAAAAGCGCCATTCAGCGCAAGGCTAATATCTCTCAGGCCATCTCCCGCTATGAGAAATTATTGAACCGTACTCAGAAGGCCGCGACGGATATCAAACGCCTGCGCCCGCTGGTGGAGGATGCAATAAATAAAGGCATTCTGGATGTTGATCCTGATCTGGTTAACCATGCGAATGAGTTCCTTGTTATCGGCGATCGCTCATGGCGTGTAGGCCAATACTACGATTGTGCCGGTGATATCGTTCGCATTAAGTCGCTGGACTTCGACAGCCAGCGCGCAGACGTGGAGATCATCTTTACCTTCAAAGGCACCAAATCGGGTAACTGGGATGTGAAGACGCTGGATAAACAGGTTGATGTAACTCCCGATGAAGATGCTGTTATGCAGAAAATCAGTGGCGGCGTCTCCATCGCCGGGATTAACGACATCATTTCCTGTGACGATTTCTACCGTTTCCAGCAGCGCGGCATGATCAAAATCACTGACTCATACGGCGTTCAGACTACAGAGTCAGGCTATAGCATTGATTTTGTTGGTACCTATACGGACCCACTGAAGCATGCGGTTTACCCGGATCGCCGTGACGGCGCGCTGAAGTCGTCAATTGCAAAATGGGTGCTTGGTATGATGTCGGAAGGGAATAACCGCCAGATCCGTTCGGCAGAAACATTCCTGGTTGAATTGTTTGGCTCCAATTATGGCGATGTAATCGCGTCATACGGAGATACGCTATCCCCTGAAGCAATTCAGGAGAAAATAGCGGATGCGATCGCCAGAATGCCGGAAAAAACAAGCCAGGGGGCTACTCGTAACGGGGATTCTGAACTTGAGGTCACCAATGCTATTTTCGGTACCCATGAGTTCCGGGCGTCAGATTATGAGATCACCACAGCACAGTTTGGCACCATTGGCATTTACAGCAATAAAGCCGAGATCAAGCAGGCAATGGACGCAGCAAGCGCGCGCATCGCAGCAGAACGGGAAGCCAATCTGAATCATGCAGTCGCCGCGCTGACTCAATCGTGGGTAACAGCAATCAGGGAGGCCGCCACCACAGGGAAAATCACACCTGCAATAGCGGATGTCGTAAACGACGGCTCTAAATTTATGGATGCCTATCAAATGGATGCGGTGAAGTTGCCATCAGCCTATGGTCAACTCAGCTATCGCATGACCTACAACCTGGTATCAATGTTTTCCGACCTTACCATCCTTGGGCTGGTGGATCTTAACGAGGTTACGCCGGAATTGCTCAGCATGCGCAAGAATCATGTGGAGATATTGCAGAGAATTAACACGGTTCTTGCCGGGCGCACCGATGAAGAGAAACAGGCCGACGCTGATCGGATAAACCTGGCCCTTGGCAACATCACGGAGGAAGAGATTGCCGCCAGAAACGAGAAACAAGAAGAGTTATCATCAATACAGGGTGATGCCACCAGCATAGCTCAGTCTCTTGGTCTGAATTATCGCGTATCCACCGCCGACCTGAAGATGATGTACGCACCAAAATTCGCCGCTGGCGAGGTATTTGGGCTTCAGGAAGCCTCAGGCATGAAAGGCGTTCTTTTCCGTGCGAAAGACGCAATCAAGGCGAAATTCGGCGCTCGCTGGCTGCCAGCGAAGGCGAAGAACAGCGATTTCCCGGGTAACTGGTGGATTATCGAGACAAAACACAACGTGGCGGACGTTCTGGCCGTCATCCAACAATACGCATAACAGGAGCGCCCGGTTCGCCGGGCGTCGCATAATATGGCCACACTATCTGATACAATAAAACCGAATAAAACATATCTTGAGGCGGTACTCCGTACAGCGTTGTTAGGAAAGACAGAAGACGAATACGTTGATTTCTTCCTGTCAGGGCTACGCGGGCGATTACTGAAAAATCCCCGCCTGTACCGCAGCTATGGTCCATACTGGCCGGAAATTAAAAAATTATTACTGGAGCGCGGTTATGGTAATTTCGGTCGTCTCGTTGACCGTGACGTTCGCAAAATTTACCGTTACGACCGCCCGGCGCTGACGCTCATAGCTGCGACGCTCTACAGCCAGGAGCGTTTTGATAATGGTCAGATATACTCAGCCTGGCATTTACTGCCAGTGCCTGAAGAGGTTGACGACCAGGACTATGAGTTTGAGTCTTACGATTTGGAAGTTGAAGCCTTGGCACAGGCTGGAGAGAAAACTTGAAAAAGCGATACTACACAGTAAAGCATGGGACGCTACGAGCATTACAAGAGTTTGCTGATAAGCATAACGTTGAAGTGCGCAGGGAAGGGGGAAGTAAAGCTCTGCGCATGTACCGTCCGGACGGGAAATGGCGTACGGTCGTCGATTTCAAAACAAACAGTGTTCCCCAGGGCGTCCGCGACCGGGCATTCGAAGAATGGGAGCAGATCATCATAGATAACGCATTGCTCCTGAATGCAGATTGACAATTTTGCCCGGAATTACCGGGCAAAATTAAGCAACTATCCTTCGTTACGAAGATGCTTATCTAAGAATTTTGTAAACTGGTTTGTTGAGCCAAAATAGTTGGGGTAGGCTTTTTTTAGTGACTTAATGTTATCTGTAGCAACGAGAACAGATATCAATACATTAGGATCAGAATCGTCTTTATTTAAGGCCTCAAGGGCTTCATCTGCTTCTTTTGTTTTAAATGCGCGAACAGACACTAGGAACATTTTTTTGTTTTTTGTATTGGGCTTGTTTTCTGCATTTCTCATTGTTACTAAGTAATGCCCCTTATGATTTTTTGGCAACTTCTTAATCAAATTCGCGTCAGAAGTTAAATTTAAGGCGAGGGTGTATGTGCTTAGTTTCCTCCGTACAGATAAAGTCCGTTCCAGCTCTTTAAGCTCGCCTTCATACTGAGATACAACCAGCTCATCAAGAGTGCAGGCTTTTTCGTCGTGCGCTACAAGACATCCGGCTAGATAGAAAAATCGTCTCCATTCTGGATGCCCTTCACTTGAAGTTTTCAGCTTGATACCTTCAAGGGTATCAATTATTTCAAGGCTAGTAGCCCAAGCATGCTGCAATTGAGTTCTTAACTGTATCTCAATCTTTGTTTTTCGCCACGGATATTGCTCCTCTTTCTGATCGAAGCAACTGTATGCAAGGTGGATTCCACTATAGCCGCTGTCTTTGGGAGTAAGATAATCATACTCTTTAACAATCCTATGAACAGATTTGCTTTTTAAAAGACGTTCCTTTAGCTGTATCAACTGGTCTAAGTTTCTGACAATGGCCCTACATCCGCCAACGTCCTGCATCCGTGTTAATTTAATTGCATTGCTAGTTCTGCCTCCATCAAGACTAGGACGCTCTAGTTTATCTATTATGGTAGAAAGTCGCTTAAGTCTTCTTGCAACGAGAATCTTTTTGTCTTTGTCAACCTTAGCAGCTGCTCTTGCTAAATGATTTTTCATGAGCATTAATGGATAAAGATGCAGCTCACGGAAATTTTGTATCATTTCAATAGCTTGCTGCCTTTCTTCGTCACTACACCCGTGCCTTATCAATTGAGCAGCCCTATCAATTTGAGATTTTGAATATTTCAACTTGCATTTTTGACTTTGATAAACTTCATTCCCCATTGCTTTCATCCATTTTAAATGATTTACATGCTGTTACATCTAATGATAAAGCGGTTAGAAAATCAATGGAGAATATAACCACAAAATTACTGTATATAATTGTTAAAAATAATTATGTTTGCCTGTTAATACCCCTTTCGGCACTTTTTTTTGTTCCAGTATCTGGGTGCCCAGAATTATGTTAATCAGTGGACTTAGTAACGATGGTTCTTGGCGGGCCTCAACTTCTCCAGCCATTGCCCTGATGTAGTCGCCGCTGGCAACGTTGTTGTATTCCGTCGCAAAGCAACATAGTAACGTCAGAACATGCTCTGTCGTTATTTCGCTCCAGTTGATGTTGAAAAATTCATCGCCTTTTTTATCGTGTTCGGAATCGAAGATGCTTTGGTGGAGAATGTATTTGCCGGATTCCTTGCGCGGTAACTTGATCGCTTTCTGGCGTTCCAGCTCCTTGTAAATCTGCATTGCTTCAATCAGTACCGGCCTGCCGTTCATGAAGGGATCGCGCAACCTTACACGCTGGCCAACTCGACCAGTAATAAAGCTGTTTTCCTCTTCCACCAGCACGATAAAACCCTTTTCCTCTTTTTCTCGCAATTCGCGCAGCAGCTGGAGTTCCATGTCGCGGCGGCGTTCAGAGTAGCTGGTCCGCTCAGCCATTATCAGCTCGTTGTTGATCCATGCAGCAGTCATTGACGCCGGTTTGCCGACGCTCATCGAAACAACGCATATTTTCTTATCCATAGCGCCCCCTACAAAAAAAGAAAAGCCACCAGTGGCGGCTTAGCAATACAGCTGAAGGTAGCGCCCGGTACTCAGACTGTGCCGTCCATGGAATATTTGAAAAGGGATCCATCCGTACCGGGCGTGTGATGATTCTGACTGAAGTCACTTGTCAGTTGTCAACATTTTTGTTTTTGAGGATTAAATTTTTTGTCTAGATTATGAGCTAACTCACTAACCTTTTTGCGATTATCCGAATATAAATCACTTAGAATAAAATTCATTATCTCGTATGAGTTATCCAAGTCATCTGCGGTAACTTTTTCATAGCGGTGGCTACCCGCATTTCCAAGAAACTTAATCGCAAATAACAGGCTTTTAAAGCCAGAATGTTCACTAGGGATCATCTCAATTCTATTATGGAGGTTAATTCTATTCCCATTTTCGCTTGTTTCAGTTACCCCGATAGCAGTAAGTAACCGTTCTACAGATGTTCTTATTAGATTTGCAGCGGCACCTGGATGAATTGTGCTTAGTGCAAACGAGGTGTTTATAGGCAAGGCTATGTCTTCAGGGCACATGTTCGGGATAAGAAATAGCTTTAACGCAGGAGTAAAACTTAATGGTTCATACCAGCGATAGTAACTAAGCCCTTTATGTTCGCACCAATCTTGTTCTAGACCACTTCTGCCGATACATGCCACTACCTCCTTACATTGAGGTCTTACGCACTGTGACATACAACTGAATACCGAGCTTGTATACTCTAAGTCAAACCATTCTTCACCCTCCATTTTGACAGTTTCAGCTGTATCCTTACAGATGAAAGATTCATCTAAAATTTTTAAAGTTGTTTGCCCACAATTAGGACATGGCCATTCAACCATTTTGTTGTCCCAAAATTTTTTGGGGATTTTGTGTATTGTCATATTTGGCTTATGCCCCGTATATGAAGAACTAATCTCGATAATAACAGAGAAGTTCTGTTTTAATAAAAACCAAAATAATAAATATATTAGAATAATAAGTTTGCCATCTCATAGGCGTCAGCCAACAGCTCCATCTCTGACTTGTTCCGCAGGGTGAATTCTTTCTTGCCTCCAACCACACCATCGGCATGAACAGGGACCAACCAGGGGTATTTTGCTCTTACTTCAGCCGGTGCTGCATGCTGGTGGTGCCATCTACAAAGTGGCAATTGCTTTTTATGACAACCCGGCGCGGTACGACCGGAGATATGGTGCAGAGACACCTCTTCAGATATTACTCCATGCATGTAGCAGGCAATGCAGGGGAGAGCGCCAAGAGCATTGGCGATGCTCCGTTCCTCCGCCGTCGGTGTTCGCCCCTTCAAGCCACGAGATTTTATCTTTACCGCACTTTTCCCGTTGCCGAGCGATCGCTCGTTCTCTGGCTGCCTTCTGCCACTCGCGGCGCTGTTCAAGTTTTTGTTCGATTGTTTTCATATGGCAAAAAAAAGGCGGCCTAATGGCCGCCAATGATGTCAAGGAGTTAAGTAATGGCAACGTCTTCGTAGTTGACAAAAACTGCGGCTTAATTATATCAATCAATTAGAGCAATGATAGGTATTTTGTTTATCGCGAATCATATTTTTTCACGTCAGTACCTGTGTGCTATACTCCTTCTTGATTGATTGGATGCGGAATACAAACCCGCTCTTTTGTGCAGCCTGGCTCCTTGCCAGGCTTTTTTATTTCATCATGGAAGCTGTTAACGCTTTGGATCTTGCTGAACTGATTGAAAGGGCATTGTTTACCTTACCCAGGAGTTCGCCAAATTCCGCCATCACTCTAGTAAGCCCGCGCCGTGCTTCCTCCTCCGTTGCATTCATCACAAAATGTTCAGCACTCCGCATGCTTTTAACGGGGAACGCAACAGATATCGAGTCGATATCAGGCATCCTATCGCTCAACTTTACGGTGACAATGACAGATGGTGACTGAATTTGAGAGCTTACAGACAGCACCACATATTTTCCGTCTATTTTGAAATCCTTCCGCATGTGTCACCATAAATATCAAATAATTAGAGCAATCAAGTGCAAATGAACGGCTAATCGCCATCTTCCAGCAGGCGCACCATTGCCCCCGTTTCACTATCCAGGTTACGAATGTAGTTCATGACAATATTTACGTTGGTCCAGCCACCAGCTTGCATGATCTCCGGTATAGAAACTCCGGCGCGGGCCATATCTCGCGCGGCACCGACACGGGCACTATGTCCAGACCAGGCCAGGTATCGCTGACCAGAGTCATCTTTTGCCCCGTAAATCAATCGGTGAGTTGCTTCAAAAATCCCTTCCAGGGCGCGAGTTGATAGCTGGCTGGTGGATGATGGAGCGGCAACACCATTTTTTCTGACGCGGCAAAACAGGTAGTTATTCGGATCATCAGCTACACCAGAGACAGAAATCCATCGCTCAACCAGTTTAGTTACCCCCAGGCTAAGTGCCTTCTCTACACCAGCGGTGCTAACCAGCGTTTTCGTTCTGCCAATATGGATTAACATTCTCCCACCGTCAGTACGTGAGATATCTTTAACCCTGATCCTGGCAATTTCGGCTATACGTAACAGGGTGTTATAAGCAATCCCCAGAAATGCCAGATTACGTATATCCTGGCAGCGATCGCTATTTTCCATGAGTGAACGAACCTGGTCGAAATCAGTGCGTTCGAACGCTAGAGCCTGTTTTGCACGTTCACCGGCATCAACGTTTTCTTTTCGGATCCGCCGCATAACCAGTGAAACAGCATTGCTGTCACTTGGTCGTGGCAGCCCGGACCGACGATGAAGCATGTTTAGCTGGCCCAAATGTTGCTGGATAGTTTTTACTGCCAGACCGCGCGCCTGAAGATATAGAAGATAATCGCGAACATCTTCAGGTTCTGCGGGAAACCACTTCCGGTTATTCAACTTGCACCATGCCGCCCACGACCGGCAAACGGACAGAAGCATTTTCCAGGTATGCTCAGAAAACGCCTGGCGATCCCTGAACATGTCCATCAGGTTCTTGCGAACCTCATCACTCGTTGCATCGACCGGTAATGCAGGCAAATTTTGGTGTACGGTCAGTAAATTGGACATTTAACACTCAGATAATGGTTTTAAGTAAAGTGTACAGGATCGGCTCTGCCTTTACCTGTTTATGGTTCTCGTCATAGAAACGCCAGCGACCGCGCGTGCGTTCTATTTTCTCTTCACCGCGAGATAATGACAGTTGGTAACTATCACCTCAAACCCTTTTGCCCGCCAGTAACCACGGTTTTTCTCAAGCTCAAGATGAGTGGACACTTTAGCAGCTGAATATCCCATTTTTCACCTCTGATTGATTGGTGGTGCTAAGTGCGCTACGCGAAATCTGGAGCACTAACACTGCCAACATTTCGCAGATTTTACGTAGCGCAACCTTGATCAAATGATCAAGTGATCACTATTTGACCTGATAAGGTATTGAACTGTATGGATTTACAGGTAAATTGATCATGTTCAATAACCCTTAATATAACTTCGTATAATGTATGCTATACGAAGTTATTAGGTCTGAAGAGGAGTTTACGTCCAGCTGCGCATAAAAATCAAGAATTATTAGAGCAATAAATTTTGAGAAAAAAATCCCACTCCACCAGCCAAAAACTGGATTGTTTTTCATAGTTGTTTGACAATTGCTCTAATAAATTATAGTTTTGCCGCCGTTACGTAATACGACTTTGGATTCACTATTTAATGTGTCTTCAGCGTTGTAGAGCGGCTCAGAAGGAAATGAGCAAACAGGGAAACCTTATACAACGGCATTACAGCTATGCATTGCTCATCTTACACACAGCGCAATGTTGTTAGATTACCCCAGCATGGATCATGGGTGAAACAGTAGGTCAGAGCTTCAGGCTCTGTGTTGTCAATACAGTGAGGCATAATTATGGCTTTCATTCAACCAACCATCGACGACGTTAGACATTGCTCTAACGCTTTATCTGTAGACCCTGCCGAAACCGACGCTGCCCGCGCCATTGCTGAACACTACTCAAAGATATCCAATCAGGAGTACCGCATCACCCAAGACGACCTGGATGACCTCACTGACACAATCGAATATCTCATGGCAACTAACCAGTTAGACTCACAATAAATGCACTAATAAATCTATTATTTTTGTTTGATCCCTCTATAATATAGGTCAGTAATGACCGGTTTTCTCAGCCGGGCGTTATTGACCATGTCAATTCTGGAGGAGGATCAATGATAAATTATGTCTACGGCGAACAACTGTACCAGGAGTTCGTCAGCTTCAGGGATCTCTTTCTAAAAAAAGCTGTTGCACGCGCCCAACACGTTGATACAGCCAGCGACGGTCGTCCTGTACGCCCGGTTGTCGTTCTACCGTTCAAAGAAACTGACAGCATTCAGGCTGAAATTGATAAATGGACTTTAATGGCGCGGGAACTGGAACAGTACCCAGACCTCAATATCCCAAAGACTATTTTATATCCAGTGCCTAACATCCTTCGCGGTGTGCGTAAGGTTACAACTTATCAGACAGAAGCTGTGAACAGCGTCAACATGACCGCTGGCCGCATTATTCATCTGATTGATAAGGACATTCGCATCCAAAAAAGCGCGGGGATCAATGAGCACAGTGCGAAATACATAGAGAACCTGGAAGCAACAAAAGAGCTAATGAAGCAGTACCCGGAGGATGAAAAATTCCGTATGCGCGTACACGGCTTTAGCGAAACAATGCTGCGCGTCCACTACATTTCCAGTAGCCCTAACTACAATGATGGTAAATCAGTTAGTTACCATGTGCCACTGTGTGGCGTGTTTATCTGCGATGAAACTCTCCGTGATGGAATCATCATCAACGGTGAATTCGAAAAAGCAAAATTTAGCCTTTATGACTCCATAGAACCGATCATCTGCGACCGCTGGCCGCAAGCAAAAATATATCGCCTGGCAGATATTGAAAATGTAAAAAAACAAATTGCCATCACTCGCGAAGAGAAAAAGGTTAAGTCAGCCGCATCAGTTACGCGCAGCCGTAAAACCAAGAAGGGGCAGCCAGTAAACGACAACCCCGAAAGCGCGCAATAAATTATGCCCGGCATCAACCGGGCATTCTTCCATTATTCAGCCGCCACCGGTTTTAACAAGCCAGCATCGAGCAGTTTACGCGTCAACCACTGCTGGCCTTTACCCGTTAATTGAGGCGTCAACCGTATCTGGTAGCCATCTTCATCATCCAGCACCACTTCTTTCACCGTGAAATACCCCGCATTGATGTACTGCTGGAACGGCACATTTTTACGTCCACCGGACGCTATCAGGATGCCGTTCTCCCGTAACCAGGCAAACAGCGCGTTTTGCTTAAGTCCAACAACCTTTGCAAAATTCCCAATCAGGATCCCTTTAGCTACTGATACCCGGTCGGCAAAATCGACTTTAGGAGCGGCGGCCACCAGCTGCTGATTTAGCTGGTGGGCTTTCTGTTCCAGAAGCTGCTTTTGTTCAGCCAGTTCGGCAGCCAGGCGCAGAGCTTCTGGAAGCGTCTGGGGGATTGCAACCGGTTGCTGTTCTTTTTGCCGGAAGTAGCTGTCTTCCAGTTTTTCAAAGAATGCCCATGCTTCATTTGTGTCCACGATCTTAGACATGCGTGCAGCGCCGCGCTCTGTCCAGAGTGTAAGGCTTCTGGCGTTCTTACCAACAGAGTAACTTCCGGTTACTCTGTTCTTAAATTCTCTTAATTTTAAACCAGTTAGAAGAAAGTAATGCTTACCTTCTTCAAAGCGGTCAAGGTTGCGAGACAAATTGTTGCGAATATTGGCTTCATCGACCCCATACCCTCTAGCAAGAGTTTCGGTTGTCACGACACGTACTCCCTGCCATTCCAGAACGGGAATTTCATCCGGCTGATTCTGAACAACCACCAGTTCCGATTCCTGAACTGAAGGTGCATAAATTTTTTCTGATTTAACGTTAGTTGCTTTCATTCTGTGTGCCTCCTTGCGTGCTTCGGCTGCGACGGTTGCGTAATTCAGATGACCCTGTTCGAGCAGGTATTCACGGATATCGGTTAGCAGAATGCGGTGAACCGCGTGTTTGTCCTTTCTCCGGTAAAGTTGTTTGGTGATCATGAAGTAGTTGGCAATAACGCCCGGTATATCCCTGGTACTGATACAGGCAGTGTGCTGTTCAATTGCCTCGATCATCTCTTCACGGGTGACTAATGACGTTCTCATAGTCCCTCCTGAGCAGAAGCGTTAACAGGGAGGCACCAGTAACTGAGAGAATTGCGCGAATCGGTAGAAAAGCGGGCAGAGAAAATACAGGGAGCATCCGGAAGCTGAGAACGTGCCTCATCTTCTGTCGGTGCAATAACGAAGTGATAGTGACGTTTTTGGCAGGAGTAAAAGCGCCAGATAAATTCAGAATGAGCAGGGGTAGGGATAGTAGCCACAATGGCAGCCTCCTTTTGCTAATTTAAGGAGCTACCGCGTGAGGTCTCAATCTCAATGGCGGTAGCACTGACTGGGTTGAGACTACCGGCGCAAAAGGGAACCGGCCTGCCTTTCGGCAGCCCAGCCAGCACTACCATTGATCTCTGAGCTAAACGCTACGTATGGCTGTGCGATGGCATGACACAAAAAAAAGACGCTTTTGGCGTCTGTGTCGCCTTTTGCATTATCCGGGGTCTCAATCCCGGCACCCGTTTTAATGAGGTGCCTGATAAGCATAAACCGAAAATGCCTCAAGGCGCAAGAGGTCAGGTTCAATGTAACATCGGCAGTTAAAAAACACAATTTATTAGAGCAAATATTCATTCATTAAGCCATGCCAGAGCTTCATCAACCTGCGCTTCGTCTTCGACGCTAAGCACTTCATCCTGGGGAACATAATCCGCCAGCATAGCGAAACAATATGTATCCCAATGGTCTGGTGAGTGCAGGTTGAGTTTTTTCTTCATATCCTCCTTACTCATCACCTTCCATTGACCTGCGGAGTTAATCCCTACAGGGATTTTCGACGCTTCCTCAATAGTTTCATTACCCTTATCCAGTCTCATACGACCAGATTTTACGGCCTCTGCGGCTTGAACGTTGGCATAAGCACGTTTATCAAAGTACAGGCTCTTATCTTCACGGCTATGCATCTTTTTACCCCAGCGTATACGCTGTACGGTAATACCATAATACTCGTACATCAGATCCGCCGTTGCTTTACCCAGGCCATCGCCGTCTATCGCTATGGTGATATTTGGGAATCGCTCAGGATTACATTCTGCGAAAATTTTGGCGGCAAGCTGCGTTTCTGTAACGTCTGTGTATTCCAGCATTCGATAGTTGATTACACGGCGTTTATTTCGCTGGCCGGACACCATCATGATATTGATAACGGACTTATCCCGTCCCGTACCACCAGCAACGTCCACACATGCAAGCCAGCCCCATCCTTTGGCAATCTTGACTTTCCGCCGCGTTGCGCGTTCAACCTCATCACGTCCAAGAAGGAAGCCATCCTGTGATTTAGGGAATAGGCCGCGTACCTTAATCATGTACATAGGGTTATCACGCCCGCCGTACTCCGCCAGCTTCATTTTGATAAATGCTGGCGTTACCAGCGGTGATTCCTCACTGTTAAGCGTGATCGCCGTATAAACGCCATCAGGGTTACCAGGACGCTTGGCCAGTTTATGGTGTGTATCGTAGAAATAGCCGCTTGGGCGTGTAGGCTGTGACAGTAATAAGATGCGGTTATCCTGTCCGGTAAGAGCACCGGTGATGATACCGAAAGCTCTATCACTGACACCGGAGGCTTCATCGATAATATACAGAAGATGATCTGCGTGTTCACCGGCGAGAGCTTCTTCACTTCCCAGACGAAAGCCCTTCGGTACTACAGTCCATACACCTTTACCAGTAACCTCATAGAAAGCGGTTTCTGTCAGAACAAAATAATCAGCAAGCCATGGGAAACGGCTGGTGGCAGTAGCCCAGTTTATCTTGATGTACTTGAATATACCGGTCATTACCTGCTGAATTTTGTTCGCAACGATAATAGCGCGGGCACCGGGATACATGATTATGAACAACATGATCATGATAGAAGTCATGTCTGATTTCCCGGTACCGTGACCAGACGAAACAGATGTCTTGCTACCCTGTTCCTGCACAGACTCAATAATCAGATCCTGCTGCCAGGTAGGTGTTTTGCCGAACAAAACATCAGCGGCCGCAATCCAGTCATAACGATATAGCGCCACCAGCTCGCGCCAACGTGGATCCGTTACGCAACTTCTGGCCATTAATCATCATCCCCGTATAGCTTGCGGGTAACTTCTTCGTCTTCCTCCTCGTCTTCGTCCAGGTCTTGTTCCAGCCATGGGTCGTTTGATACACCTTCAGTATCAACATCTCCATAACCGCCTGTATCAACGATATCGGCGATTTCTTCCCTACGCTGCTCAATCCACAATGCGGCATCGGCGCGGCGGTTGGCGGCCCGTTCTCGCGCAACTTTGTCCAGATCTTCAAGAGAAGGGCCACCGACGGCTGTTTGCCTTTCCTCATCATCGGTATTGGTCTTAGGAGCACGCAGATCGGCTTTGATTTGCTCCAGCATCAGGGGGGGAACTTTCCCGCCATGCGCCTCGATGAATTCAGCTGCTTCCAGCACTGACCAGTTATTTTCACGCTTTCGTTCGTATGCCAGCTTAACAATGCCAGCTTGCCCCATAGACAAAGCGTGCTTTTCCGCCTCCCGGCTTTCTTTTCGATAGTTATTCCGGATGCTGTAAATGGTGTTGATCAGGCTGCTTATCTGCGCGGAACAGCTGTTTAGCATGCTCGCGATACGGTATTCAGGCGGAGTACCTTCATCATCGTCTTTTTTCTGATCGCGCATTTCCTGCACCAGGCGAATACACGTATCCCTGGCGTTCTCCAGCATAAGGAGATGAGAGAGAGACTTTTCCAGAAGAGTGGTTTCCAGAACATCAGCCCCGGACCGACGCAACATAGCGCGCGCGGCCTTCCGCGCTTCAACGTTATCTATCAGGTAATCGCCAGCTTCGAATTCAAAGCGTTCACCATCATCATCCAGGGTGTCGCGTTCCAGGCGATCACGTAAGGTCCGGTGGGCGCGGGTGATCACGTCATGATCATCAGAACGATCATTTATGCGCTTATTCTGGCGCTTCGCGTTCTCGACTGCGGCACTGACAACAGCATTAATTCTTTGTTTTTCAGCCATTTCAGCCACAACGTGATCACCTGCACGTTGATCATTAGCGTGATCAATGATCATGCTTTTTAGTGGCTTCCTGACTGGCTTATTTGGCTTGCGGCTGTCCGCTGTCCTGGTGTCTTCTTTGAAGGCACGGAGATAACGACGTGCGGTATTAGGGTTAAGATTAAACTCGGCGGCATACTGTGCGATGGTGTAACCACCATCTCGCGCCAGGCGAGCAAAATTCTTCTTGTGATCGTCCCAGGTCACTTATGCTTCCTTTCGTAAAAACTCTTTTTGACGCGAGGGTAACGAAAGTCACATGTCAAAAGGCCCGGAACGGGCAAGCAATCAATCAGATACGTGCGGATGTGGCATTACCGTAATGACGGTGCTGACGGGCCACCTTATTGAAAAGTTGACGCGCCATTACCCAAGGCTGGTGCTCCCGGCGTTCCTTTTCGTCCTGCGTCATATAGAGTTCGTTCTGGAGTTTTTCATCAAACCGGCGCGGAGCGCGGCTACGGCGAAAGAATTCAGGATTCAGAGAGTGGATCTGAAATCTACGTGGGCGTGTACTGTCATCAATCAAAACAGACGAATACTTAGACACAGCGATAGCCTTTAAGCGCAGATAAACATCGCGCTTATCGACATCCAGATGCGGGTATTCCTTTTCAAGAATTGCTGCGAGTTCTTTCGCTGATAGAAGAGATTTAGTGCGGATCATGTAATCCGCAATCTCGTACGATGTTATTCGTGAGTGATTTATTTCCATGAAGTGGCGTCCCTGCCAGTTAAGTAACATCCTGTCACCTACTGATTAGCCCATGTCAACTAATCAACGTGGAATATAATACCCCAGATTAAATAAATAGCAATACATTAGAGCAATTTTATCTAACGTTCGACGAGTGACTTGTGATAGCGCCGACTCCAAGCGCGTAATCAAAGAACAATCGTTGATGCATCGCCAGCCTACCGTGCGTCTTCTCCCAATTATCGCGGTCACGCTCAATATCACGCTGGCATGACTGGCACAGAGGAATAGCATAAATGTCATGCGCGCATAATCGACTATGACGAACGATATAAGGCGTAATGTGAGCGCCAGCTCCCGCAGCTCCACAGCCACAGCATGGACGGGAAGCCACAAAGTCCATGTACTCAGGCAATTTTAGCGATTGAAGTTTTGGTATTTTGAAATGCGCCATACCTGGGTCGGAGTCAACATCCACAGGGCATACTTTTGCACGCATCGGCGCGGCGCGTTCTTCCATCATCTGAACATATGCTGTAGCGCGATCGTCATACGGGCGAATATCCGCCTCTTTCAGAGGTCCGCTATCCTGCGTTGCGGCTTTCATCTTATTTATTGATATACGGCAAACTTCTTCCGGCATCAGGTGCATCATGTTGCGCATGAAAGCCCACCAGCACAGCTCCTGAATACTTAAATCATGCCCATCTGAAAGGCCCATTTCCTGCCGGGCTACATCCAGTATCCAGTTAACGCGATTATTATGCAGCGTTTCTTTCAGCTCATTAAAACCACGCATCCGGTAATGGTTATCATGATGCCAGCACAACAACGCCGCGCTATTGTCTCGTTCAGCGTGAACAATATGGCTGTCACACCAGCTACGATCTGCGGCCTGGCATTGCCCCTCTTTCCTGCGCAACCACGCCACCAGCGCGTCAATTCCACCAAGACGACGAAACACTTCATCGCTGTTAAAAAACGGCTGCAATGCCTCGTTTGTTGCCATGGTTTGCTCGGTAACAACGAGGCCGTCTTCCATGTGCTCGATTAACTCACGCGGCACCGGCTCCATAATAAATTTACGGCCAGCCTCCACCAGCTTTCTGACCTCCTGATCCACTTTGAACGTGGCGAGGCCAAGCTCTTTCTGTACAAAGGGAGTAATTACGGCTTTCACATCACACCTTTAATCACTGATTGGGCTTTATCTGCTGCCCGGCATTCTCTGTTTAAGCACAACCATTTCCTGACGGCATAACACAGCAATAGCGGTCCTGACTCCAATTTGCTTACCAACCAGGTATTGCTTTACCTTGCGGCGACTCACGCCATCAAGAAGCATCTTTAACGCTTCACGGGACAACTTGTTGTATTTACGTGCCATTAATCTACTCCGCAGAACCATACAATCTACGTAACGTGTCGGCGACAGAAGATACAGATATCTCTCCGGTCGCAGCCCCTACGGTAAGGTCTACCAGTTCAGGTGAATCAAATACCTGCACCCCGTTACGGCGTAGAAATAGCAGCGCGCTGTTTAGCGCGGTACGCTTATTGGCATCATTGAATATATGCCCTCTCGCTGTAGCCACCAGGTAGGTGGCGGAGACTTCGAAAAGGTCGGTGATCTCTTCGTAGGCAACTCTGGCCTGAACTCTCCCGATAATGGCCTCTGCCCTACCCGGATCTGACATTCCCGGCAGGCCGCCGTAGCGGCTTATATTCGCATCATGAAGCGCAATAAGTTCTTCCGGTGATATATGCCTCATTATCGGTTAACCAGTTCCTTGTTGGTGGAGTCCAGGGTGTCAAACAGGGATGCAAATTCAGCATCCAGCGCCGCTTTTTTGTAGGCTTCGAAAGTAGCCTTGCTGACAATTACTGCTGGCTCACGGCCTCTGCGGGTGATTTCAACCTCTTCCCCGGCTTCAACATTGTTGAGCACTTCAGAAAGGTTGCCACGCGCGGTACGGAAGTTAATGGATTGCATAAACACCTCGTGTACTCGTTATGTGTACACAATTATAAACTTCACAGGCATAAAGCACCAGCACTTTGCAGCTTAACAAACCTCTAGGCAGGTCATTCGTAGCCTAATATCCGAACTGCTAAAGCATCCAAGTTGCTGTAGAATCACATCCAATTACATAAGCCTGAAATAAGTGGATGAAAATGACAAGTATTCAACAACGTGCAGAGCTTCATCGTCAAATCTGGCAAATTGCTAACGATGTCAGGGGTTCGGTCGATGGATGGGATTTTAAGCAATACGTTCTGGGCGCACTTTTCTACCGTTTTATCAGCGAAAATTTTTCCAGCTATATTGAAGCCGGTGATGACAGTATCTGTTATGCGAAACTGGATGACAGCGTAATTACTGATGATATTAAAGACGATGCCATCAAAACTAAAGGCTACTTCATCTACCCCAGTCAGCTTTTCTGCAACGTAGCGGCGAAAGCAAATACCAATGACAGACTGAATGCAGATTTAAACAGCATCTTCGTTGCTATCGAAAGTTCTGCTTACGGTTATCCTTCAGAAGCAGACATCAAAGGTCTGTTTGCTGATTTCGATACCACCAGTAACCGCCTGGGTAACACCGTTAAGGATAAAAATGCCCGCCTGGCTGCGGTCCTGAAAGGGGTTGAAGGCTTAAAGCTTGGCGACTTTAACGAACATCAGATTGACCTGTTCGGCGATGCCTATGAGTTCCTGATTTCTAACTATGCGGCGAATGCTGGTAAGTCAGGCGGCGAGTTCTTTACACCGCAGCACGTCTCTAAGCTGATTGCACAACTGGCAATGCACGGCCAGACCCACGTTAACAAAATCTACGACCCGGCAGCAGGTTCCGGTTCGCTGTTGTTGCAGGCTAAAAAACAGTTTGATGACCATATCATCGAAGAAGGTTTTTTTGGTCAGGAAATCAACCATACGACCTATAACCTGGCGCGTATGAACATGTTTTTGCACAACATCAACTACGACAAGTTTGATATCAAGTTGGGCAATACGCTGACTGAGCCGCACTTCAGAGATGAAAAACCGTTTGATGCCATCGTTTCTAACCCGCCGTATTCGGTGAAATGGATTGGCAGCGATGACCCGACACTGATTAACGATGAGCGTTTTGCCCCGGCTGGCGTTCTGGCCCCCAAATCAAAAGCTGACTTCGCCTTTGTACTACATGCGCTGAACTATCTTTCTGCCAAAGGTCGTGCTGCGATTGTTTGCTTCCCGGGTATTTTTTACCGTGGCGGCGCGGAGCAGAAAATCCGTCAGTATCTG